GTCCCAGTACACCTTGTAAATCTGGGAGTCACCAGCAACAGAGTAGAACTCGTTACGCCACCAACCACAGAAGATTGCTCTTTGTGTCTTTGCTCGCTTGGCAGTCTTGTACATGTCGTGGAACATGTTAAAGCCCTGAGCAGTGGACTCAAACATGTAAAGCCTCTCTGCATTCTTCTCAGCAAGAGAAGCTATCAGAGAAGCCAAGCCCTCTTCGTTTCCCCACGAGGCCGTCTCTGTGCCGTGCAGGTAGGTAATAGCCTTGCCCTGACCCAGACGAGACTTGTTGCCAGCAATTTGGTAGAACAGCCTTGACCTGTTTTTGAGGACCATCTGGTTTCTGTTGTGGGCAACCAGAGGAATCTTGTACTCCTTGGGCAACCCGTCCATGTACATGGCAAGAGTGCTGCGGAACATGTCACGGTTCTCTTCTGTGTCTGCCACCAGAGTGCCCTGCCAACCAGGGTGGGTGAACTGCCAGTACAGGTCTAGCGCAAGGCTTATCGTGGTGATGCCTAGCTGCCTGCCTTTCAAGATAACAAAGAAGTGGACATCCTCCTCCAACCCCTTCGCAATCTCCTCCATCACGTACGTCTGCGTCCCCAGAAGAGTGCCCATCTTCTTCAAGCCCTCCTCCTTTGTCTCAATCTTGAGCTCAGAGCAGAACTTGTAAAACTTCTTCAGGTCAAAGTTCATCTTGTTTTCTTGTTGTCAAACTTGTCCAGATTCCACGCAACGATGTCACCAGCAACAGACTTGTTCTTGGCACAGCGGATAAGTTCCTTGTAAAAGATTTCTGAGTACTTCTCCTGCCACTCAGCAGCCAACGCTCGCTTGGCTTTAGGGCTAATGCACGACAAAGCCCTCTTCATCTCCAACTGCAACCTTCTGCGAGTGGCGTAAAGCTCTGTCTGCCACTGCGTCTGAATATCCAATCCTGTAGCCATCAGCCGCAGCCTCCTGCACCTTCTTTATCAACATCTCCTGCTTAGCCTGCGAATAAACAAGGTTAGCCATCAGCAAATGACACATCTGCCGTAACTCCTCCTCATCCATCCACAACAAAGCAGTCACAACACCCTCCACACCCTCACAACATCACCCTCAGTCCTGGCCTCAAACCTCCACCCCAACCGCCTGCCAGCCCTGTAGTTCGCATTCAACACCTTCGCCCTAGCCACCACAGGAACAACAAAACTGTCCCCCACCTCCATCTCCTCGTAAGGATAGGCGTACACCACCCTAGGCTTGGGCATCCCAACTCCAACTTCTTTCTCTATCGCAGCTATCGTCATCTCGCTACCTCTACATATAGCTTCATCTTACAAGCAAGTCGGGGTGGTTGCAACACCCCTTGTCGCCCTGCCAGTTCCGTCAGGGCAAAAAAAGACCAGCACAAGGGGCTGGTCGTAAGAACAGACCAAACCCAGGCTGGTCGAATGGAGAAAGACTCTCTGATTGCAAAGGCAACTGCAATCAGAAGCAAGTCTACAGGAAAAACATAAATTGAAAATTTACGTCTTGGAAAAACGTAAATTTTTTATGGGGGGTGGAAAGTGGGGGCACACAAAACCTAACATCAAAACCCATTCACCTGGGCGCATCTTGCTGATGTCTGATCGTCTAGGCTGTCTGCCTGTCCTTTTCCCGAAACACAAGCTTGCTCTGTGCTCAGGCCAGACCGGACTGGTTGACATAAGCACAACCCGTGCCTACTACCCTGATTCCCCAGCCCCTAACACCATAGCCTTTTCCTATCGATGGGCGGGAGGTGATAGCCTATGCGTTTCTTGCATAGTTTTGTGACTGGTCCTTTAGACTACTAAGTTAATGACTACTCACCTAAGCATAGTCTATAGTCATTGGACTAGTTTAGTCTATAGTCTATCGCAATGACTGTACCTAAACACACTAGGGAATCTACCTAGAAAATAGTTGTTGACATACAGTGAAACCGTGTAGAATAGAGTCTCTGCAACAGAGCAGTGTCCTAACTTAGCGGAGGTTTCCATGCAAAACATCACCACTATCAACGCCAAGGCTTTTGATCGTCTCATCAAGCCTATGGATTACGTCACCAATGGTTCAGACGTAGGCCGCTACTTTGGCACAACCAAGCGTGGCGTGCATGTAGTGGCTTGGGGTGACAAGCGTGACGATTACGATACGGCCGTCAAGCTGGTGGACTACTTGCAGCGTCACTCTGACATTTGACAGTCTAGCTCTAAGCCTGTCACAAGGCTTAGGGATGCACTGTTGCATCATTCACTAGCGGAGGTTTCCATGAATCGAGAGCAATGGTTGACTCAAGCAACTACAGAGTTGCGAGAGCTGTTTAAACATCATGGCGTTACTCTGCCTGATGCTGTTCGCTCTAGCTGTGGCTTTCCTAGCAAGTCAGCGTTGAGTGCCAAGAATCGGCGCATTGGGGAGTGCTGGAGTGCTAAGGCAAGTGCTGACAATCACGCTGAGATTTTCATATCTCCGACACTCTCCGACTCCATGCGAGTGCTTGATGTTTTGGCGCATGAGATGGTACACGCTTGCCATCCCGGAGATGGGCACGGGAAAGCGTTTAAACGTACCGCTACCGCTATCGGCCTTGAGGGCAAGATGACTGCTACTGTCGCAGGCGAGGCGTTTAAACAATGGGCAAAGCCAGTTATCGAGAGACTAGGCCCATATCCTCATGCCGAACTTGTTCCGGCTAATGCTAGAAAAAAACAGTCAACCCGCATGCTCAAATGCTACTGCCCAGAGTGCGGATATACCGTGCGGGTAGCTGGCAAGTGGTTAGAAGACATGGGCAACCCTCACTGCCCTATGCACGGAGAGATGCAGAGCGTTTAAACAATCCAGCCTGTGCCAGTGTGACAGACTGGCATGGGGTGAGGTTGTCTCACTGTTTAACTGGAGGTTTCCACATGTTCGATCATTCTGATTTTGTCGCTAATCCTCGCAAGTACACGCTGTACAGTACGGCCAAGCTATCTAGCCACGTCTTTACCCACAATGGTGAGCATGATCTAGAACCGGGCCAGTATGTGGCTATCAAGCACATGCGTAACGCTTGGAATGGGCTTAGGCATCGTGAAGAACCCGTCTACAGCATCACATCTAAGGGCAAGGTTTGGGGCGTGATGTTCGCAAGTTGTCTGTCTGAGTTCGTGCTGTAAGGTACACCATGCAACAAACCATCTAACTCATCCCCTAGGGGCTTGCACAGCCCCTACAAGATGCGTTAGCATCAACACCCCTAACTTAACTACTGGAGGTTTCCAACATGAAAACGACACTTGACATTGCAGCCGATATCATCGACGTGCGAGACATCATCGAGCGTTACGAAGAACTAGAAGACGAGTCGGACGGATTGCCTAATGCTGAAGAGCGTTACCAGTTGTCATGCATTCTCAGCGACCTTAAAGGCGAAGGGGGTGATGAGCAATGGCGCGGCGACTGGTATCCCCTAACCCTCATCCGTGAGTCTTACTTTCAAGACTATGCCCAAGAACTGGCCGAGGATATCGGGGCAGTCAACAGGGACGCGACATGGCCCAACAACTGCATCGACTGGAAACAGGCCGCCAGAGAACTACAGTATGACTACACCAGCACACAAATCGACGGTGTGACCTACTTTTTCCGCTAACCCTACCCTACCCCTACCCCCAGGCATTGCAAGGCGTCTGGGGGCTTTTAAACCCGTTTTAGAAGGATGTTTCCCATGTCTACAGGCACAAATGCACGGTCCAAGCCACTTTTTGAGGGTCAGATCGTTAGGTTTCGCTCACCTCATGTCAACAACGTTTGGCTTTACGATGTTTGCAAACGTAACCCCAGGTACGGTTGCCTAGAGTGGTGGGCACTGAATGACCCGACAGACCAACAGAAAAAGCAAGCAACCATAGAGGCATAAAAATGGACACTTACAAACGCTTTCCCCGCACACTGTCAGAGGCTTTCCCTGACCACTACAGGGAACAGTTCAACCCCCTGTACCAGCCCCCGCATGACAGGACAGACCCAGACGTGTGGGTGATGATGGCATGTGCTTTTGCTGCTGGCTTTTTAACCGGACTGATTGTGTGGGCTTGACAAGCCCCCAGGCAGTCAGGTAGAGTCCCCCTCGTTGTCGTCGCACGCAACAAATGAAGCCGTTTACACATGCGTTCAGGCCTCTGGGAGTCCCCAGGGGGTGCGACCCGAATGCAGTTGTAAGCGGCTTTTTTGTTGTCCAGACAACCGGGGGCTTCACCCACCCCTTGCTGCGGTTCAGCCGACCAATGCAGATAAACGTGACGAATCTGGCGTGTGTCTCCTGGGTGAGCATCCCTCGGGGCAGTGAAAACTGGAGCTATCAGCAAGGCCGTGCCCCAATGATGGTTAGTCTAGATAAACGAGAGGCTGTATCCCCTGTGGATATCACAGTGGATAACTTACCCACAGGTCGCTCCTCGGGTGCTTGTGTTGTGCGCGATAGAAATTAGAAAAGTTATCAGGGAAAGATAACTCGCTTAACTTTCACATAAAGGATGTTTCCATGACTTGGCCCTTCCCACCCTTCCCCAACCCCCTAGACCGTCCTGGGCAAGCCCCAGGCCTAGGCATGAGCAAAGAAGAAGTTATCAATCT